ATGACGAGCTTCGCGCCCTTGGTTGGCTTCCGGTTCGTATTGATGAGGGTGCTGTGGATGAGAAGTTTTCGGGGTCAATGTTCGTCATCCATCCCTACGAGGTGGTGGAGATAAAGCTGTGGGTTAAGTACACGGCAGAAGAGAAGGCTGAGATTGATGCCCAGAAGGCGGCTTCCGTACGCCGCGAGCGCAATGCTAAGCTGGCTGAATGCGACTGGACTCAGCTTAACGACACCCCGTTGGACAATACGGCCAAAGTGGCGTGGACTACCTATCGTCAGTCTCTCCGCGACATCACCGCTCAGGCTGGATTCCCGCACAACGTCGTCTGGCCCGTAAAGCCCTGATATACTAAGTCATGGCCCAGATTCAAAAAGGCACCACCTACGGGACGACCTCCCCGTCGAACCTCGTATCGGCAACCAATCTCAACGACCATGTTGATGATGCCGTACTGCTCCCCGGTGCCGTTACGGATCAGACGGCCAAGACGGTGTTGGCGGATGCCGACACGATTCTGGTGCATAGCGCGGCGGATGTAGCCCTCCGCAAGACCACGGCTGCTCAGGTGTTTGCCAGCCCGCGCCCTATTGGCTCTTCTACAGCCTCTTCCGGCAAGTTTACGAGCCTTGAGACCACGGGACAGTATAAGGGTGCAGTAACGGCTGTGGGTGCCCTAGATATCGATTGTTCGCTGGGCAACTACTTCACCAAGACCATTAACGCCAATAGCACCTTCACCTTCAGCAACGCCCCCTCGGGCGCGTATGCGTTCGCCCTTGAGGTGGAGAACACGTCTGGAACGATTAGTTGGCCTGCTACGGTTAAGTGGCCGAACGATACGGCCCCCACCCTGTCCACGGGCAAGACCCACCTCTTTGTGTTTGTTACTGACGACAGCGGCGCACGCTGGCGGGGCATGGCCCAAGTGAACTACACGACATGAGCTGGTGGTCCGAGCTTCTCTTTAATGCTGGCACGGGCGGTCTCTTCGGGCTGTTCGGCAGCGTTGCTACGTCGGTGATTCGCATCTGGGAGAAGAAGCAGGACAACAAGTTTGCGCTGGATATGCTTGATAAGCAAGCTGCTAGTGCTGAGGCACTTGCGGCATGGAACGCATTCGCGGCGTCTCAGTCGGCATCTGCCGCAGACATGACGGAGAAGGTGGCACCGTGGGCAGCTAACGTCCGCGCCATCACCCGCCCCTTCCTCACCATCGGCCTAGTGCTTGGCTCCTTCATCAGCTTCTTCCTGATCGAGGACCAATACCTCAAGGTGGAAGCCATTCAGAGCTTCATGATGTTGGCAGGCACCTCAGTTGCGTGGTGGTTCGGTAGCCGTATGACTGCCCTCATCCGCAAATGATCTTCGATAACGACATTATCAAGGTGTTTGGCGTAACCGTAGGAGGCTCCTTGGGAACAATCACCCTCACTCAAGTGAACGAGATTGCGGCCTTCATCCTCGTTCTAGTGTCGATTGCTTACACCGTTACCAAGCTCATTAAGATCCTAAAGAGCGATGAATAAGAAGGCTATGAAGTGCAACTCGCCCCGGCGCGAGGTGAAGGGCGGCAAGAAGTTTGTCGTCAAAGCCTGTCAGAATGGGCAGGAGCGTATCGTCCGCTTTGGAGATGCTAACATGAGCATCAAGAAGAACCAGCCTGCCCGCAAGAAGAGCTACTGCGCTCGGTCTGGCGGCATCAAGGGCAAGACCAACAAACTTTCCGCTAATTTCTGGTCTAGACGCGCTTGGGGATGCAAGTAATCTACATTTACTGCGTTACGAATCTAATTAACGGAAAGCGTTATATCGGTCAGTCGCGGTATCTGCCACAAGAAAGATTTAAGGGTCACTGTAGCGATTCTAATACAAGACCAAACAGAAGGGGATTAGCTAGGGCCATTAAGAAATATGGGCCAGAATCATTTGTTGTAGAACAGCTGTGTTCCGTCTGCACCCAGAATGAAGCAAATAGCCTAGAGAAATACCTAATACTGAAATTTGATTGCATTTCAAATGGCTACAATATGCTTCCCGGTGGAGCGGGAGCACGAAAGATTGGCAATCCCCATACAAAAAGCCCGCAATGGAAACAAAAGATTTCGGAAATAAGAAAGCAAAAGTGGGCAAATCCGATTTCTAGACAAAAGATGCTTTCTGGTCGCTGGGGCAACAAATCCTCAAAGTTTAGATATTTACCTGCTAAACTTACCCCCGAACAACGTTCAGTTAAAATTGCCGAATCCAATAAGAAAAGGTCCAAGACTTATCAGTTTCTATCTCCATCTGGGGAAACGGTAACCGTTAATCATCTTCCGGACTTTTGCTTAGAAAACAACTTAGACTCAACCTGTATGTGCAGAGTAGCCAATGGAGCCTATGTTCACCATAAACAATGGAGAAGGGCTGCCTAATTGGAGTCGGCGGGCTTGGGACTGTTAACCATGAAGGAAAATCGTAAAAACCGTTCAATGAAGCAGGAGTTCATGCTCTACAAGCGCATGAAGGAAGCCGAAGAGGCTTTTGAAGACGCTGAAGACATGATGGAAGATGACTACGAAGGGGAGGGCAAAATGAACTGCAAAAAGCGCAAGTGTGAAATGGGCAAGCGCAAGTCTTGTTCGTGAAACGTCGTTCAACAGTAAACTCTGCTGGCGTGTACACCCAGCCGACCATGCGTAAGCGGCTCTTTGAGTCGATTAAGGCTGGCGGCAAGGGGGGCCGTCCGGGCCAATGGTCCGCGAGGAAAAGTCAAATGCTCGCTAAGAAGTACAAGGCTAAGGGCGGACGTTATAAGACTCCAAAGTGAAACCTCAGCAGCGCAGTTTGGTTGATTGGACCCGCCAGAAGTGGCGTACGTCCTCCGGCAAGCCCAGCCTCAAGACGGGAGAACGCTATCTCCCTGATGCCGCTTGGAAGAGCCTGAGTCCCGCCGAGAAGGCCGCGACCAACAGGGCTAAGCGCAAGGGAATGAAGGCTGGTAAACAGTTTGTTAAGCAGCCCAAGAACATTGCTAAGAAAACCGCTAGATACCGCTAACCATGCCTCTAACTAAAAAGGGTTCCAAGATTTTATCAAGAATGAAGAAGGAATATGGCAAGAAGCGCGGCGAACAAGTGTTCTACGCTTCTCGCAACAAAGGCACCATCAAGGGCGTTGACTTCAAGCGTCGGAAGATGAAGTAGTTGAGCGGGCGGATAGTGTAAACTACCGTCATGCCTCGTTACAGCAACTTTGGTCCCCGTGACAATCCGCTCACGGAGGATGCGGACATTGGCTTTTCTCGGTTTGGCAATCGGCTACGTCCCGACCAACTGAAGGCTGGCGAGCTTGCTATGTCCGTCAACGGACGTATGAACGTCGATGGGACGTGGCAAGTGCGTCCCGGCGTAGATACGTTTGGCCCTACGATTGGGTCCGTGAACGAGGCTCTGGCCCTGCCGTTCTACCTGTGGCCCCAAGTGACGATTAGCTCGGCCACCCGATCTGGTACGACGGTTACGATTACAACGTCTACCAACCACGGCTTCTCGTCATCCTATGTTGTTGCAATTGTGGATGTTGGTCCCGGAACCGTAGACCCCAACGGCAACCAGACCGTCACCGTTACGGGCAACACCACATTCACCTACGAGATTGCTGGAGCTACGGGTAGCGAGACCTACTCGGTTAGCGGCACCTCCAAGGCTGGTGGTGCTATCGTTGGGACCACCGCCCTCAACGGCGCATTTGGCTCCTGCTTGTTCTCTGACCCTGCGAGCAGCAATCAGGAGTACATCATTCTCGCCCTGTACGAGAACGCTATCGCCATCAACATGACGACGAAGGCGACCACTACGATTGCGTACCCCACGGGGATTACGCTCACGTCGTCGGTGAATATGCTGCAAGCCTTCAACAAGGTGTTCATCTTCCGCGACGGAGCTACTGCTCTGCAATGGAACGGCAGCTTTTCTGGCTCCCCGGCCTTCACGAAGGTGGCTAATGGAAACTACGCGGCGAGCACCTACTTGGATGCATCAAACAACACGGTGATTACGGATGGTATTGTCACCGTTACAGAAGCGTCCCACGGCTTAAATGTTGGGGACATTATATATGTCGTAAACAACGGAACAACGGAGCTTTCAGAAAGTAATCCTTACGTTGTGGCTACGGTGCCGGGAACTGGTAGCTTTACGTTCTACGCAGAGATTTCCGACGCTACGGCCACAACCGTGGTGTATGCCAAGAAGCAGCCTTCCCAGCTTGGCTTCACGCATATGCCCGCGCCCCCGTGGGGTGTGTATCACCAGCGTCGTCTGATTGTCCCCTACTACTACACGACCTCTGGCAGCAGCGGTAGCGAGACGGTTGCGAGCCGTAACGTGCGGGATGAGATTCTCCTGTCCGACATCTTTGACTCGGACACCTACGACCGCATCCTCAACCAGCTAAAGGTAACTGCGGGCATCGCTGACTATCTTCAGTATGTTCACCCGTTTACTGAGGATAACGCCGTCATCTTCAACCGCAACTCCATCCATCTAATGATGGGCCTGAGCGGCTCGCTGAACGACATCAGCCTCAAGGAGATCACTCGCGAGGCTGGACTAGTAGCGCAAAAGAGTGTCGTTACCATCGGCAACAAGATATTTTTCCTATCGGACAACGGCATCTACGCTACGCAGTTTGAAGACTTGTACAATCTGCGCGGGGCAGGACTGCCTTTGTCTGACCCCATCAATCCTCTCATCAAGCGGATCAACCCAGACTACGCGCACAACGCTGTAGCCGTCTACCATGACAATCGCTATTGGATTGCAGTACCGATTGATGGCAGCACCCGCAACAATGCCATACTGATCTACAACCTTCTGAACGAGGGCTGGGAGAGCATGGACCTGATTGACCAGAGCGGCTGGAACATCTCCAACCTTATCGTCAGCGGAGCAGGCGGGGTGAACAAGCTATACGCTGTTAACAGCTTCGGCGGTGTACACGTCCTTGACGAACGCCCTGATGCCTTCGACTACATCTATACCCGACCGGGGGCGGCCTCTACGCCCTACCCCATTGAGGCAGAGGTAACTACCCGCCAGTATACGTTTGGCGACGTTGGCCGTAAGAGCTTCAATGCTTACGAGGTTCACGTCGAGTCCTCCGATCAGGAGCCTAGCGATGCCGAGATTACGATGATTTCGGAGAACATTGATAAGGAGGCAGAGATGTACACTCTAGCTCAGAGCTTGGGTGAAGACCTTCCTATTGGGGAGGACAGCTCCGTCCGTGGCCGTATTGGTAACATCCGCGCCTACGGTATGCAGATGCGGTTCGTACCGACCAAGGGCCGACCCAAGCTGCGAATGGTGAAACTTGAGGCTTCTCAGGCGTTCCGTTCTGTGACAGAAGCTAGTTAATGAAGCCTATTTATGAGGCCAAGAAAATGTTCGTGGAGCGCGGCCTCAACTTTGAGGAACAGCTTACTTGGTATCTAACCAACGGAGTGGTGCTTAGTTTTGAGGACAGGTTCCTCATGGCTAAGCCCATTGAGATAGCGAAGGGGGATGATTGTTGGCATCCCGAAAACCCCGATTGTTGGTATGTCCATTGCGCGGTAGGCAAGAACTGCCTCAAGTGGTTCTTGAACCAAGCTCCCTACCCGTTGCCCTACATTGGGTGGCGGCGCAACAAGGACGGCACTAATCGGTTTCGATGGTACAATGCGTCTACATTCGAGCGACTTGCGTAAATGAAAACATCCGTATCTGCCCCGCCTCCCGCCCCGGCTCCCGTTGATCCCGGCAAAGCATCGTTGGATTACATCAACGCAATGGCCGATCCGGCGTTGCAGGAGAAGCTGCTGGGCGCAGAGCAGCAGTTCCGTCCGCAGTATACGAAGCTCAACCTTCAAGAGCAGGAGCAATATCTTCGTGGTGTAGACGGACAGGCTGGTGTCATTGACATTCTCAATCAGGTTACGCCACAGCTTGTTCAGACTCAGGAAACGGCTGATCGTCTCCAGCGCGATGCAGACATCCGCGCCCTTCAGAGCCAGAGCGGAGGTTACCTCTCTGCGCTTATGCAGGCCAACCCCCAGATGTTTGCTCAGCTTGAGGCTGCGCGGGGCATGGGTGGCAAGACTGACTTTTACGGTGGGCTGCAAAACGCAATTACCGGAGCACAGCGATTTGGCGATGTCGGCGTAGCGCAAGCTACGGCCAACACAATTGACCAAGGTCCGCAAGTAGACCTCCAAGGCTATCAGGCTACAACTGGTACGGCTGCGCAACAGGCGGCTGCTCAGCCCGTTTCCCTGCAAGGCTTCCAAGCGGCTCAGGGTCAGGCTACGATGGCTGGTGCCGCTCCGCAGGCTCAGGCTGCTCTCTTGGGTGGTGCGCCCACCATGCAGGCTGTATCTGCTGGGGCTGTGCCGATGGTGCAGCAGCAGGGCTTCCAAGCTGAACGTGCTGCCGCGCCCACCCTTGGTGCTGCTCCGACTGTTCAACAGCAGGGCTATCAGGCCGCACAGATGCAGGCGGCTCTTCTTGGTGCCGCGCCTCAAGTTGCTGCTCAGGGCTATCAAGCTCAGGGATATAACGCCGCTCAGGCTGCTGCTGTTGCCGACATCGCTGCGCAACAGGTTCAGCAGGGTCAGCTTGGTCAGGCGTTGTACCAGCAGGCTTTGCAGGCTGCGCCCACGTCTGCCTCTGAGACCTTCCGCCAGCGTGCGGCTCAGATGGCTACGTCCACGGGCCAACTTAGCCCAGAAGAGCTTCGCAATGCCCAACAGGCAACCCGTGAGGCGTTTGCTGCCCGTGGCTTGGAGATGAGCAATCAGGCTATTGCCGCTGAAGCCATGTCCCGTGCGGGTGCCGTGCGTGAGCGTCAGGCTCAAGACATTCAGCAGGCGTCTGCTCTCAATCAGGCTTACCTTGCTGATCTCGGTGCTTCCCGTGGGTTTGCTACGGGGGTTTACGGTCAGGACTTGGGTCTCCAGCAGGCCAATCAGGCCGCGATGTTGCAGGCCGCGCAGTCCAATCAGGGTGTCGCTGCTCAGATGTCGTTGGCTAATCAGGCCGCCATGAATCAGGCTAGCCAGTTTGGTGCGTCAGCCGCTAATCAGGCGGGACAGTTTGGAGCCACTGCTCAAAACGCTGCCGCGATGGCTAATGCTCAGCAAGCCGCTCAGTTTGCTATGGCGAATCAGCAGGCCCAGATGTCTGCCGCTTCGGCCAATATGGCTGCGCTCAACCAAGCTGGTCAATTCGGTGCTACGGCTCAGAACGCCGCTGCAATGGCGAACGCTGACCGCGCAGCGCAGTTTGCTTTGGCTAATCAGGGCATCCTTTCCCAAACTGGTTTGGCTAACATGGCTGCTGGCAATCAGGCAGCGCAGTTTGGTGCTTCCGCGCAGAACGCTGCGGCTATGGCTAACGCCGAACAGGCTGCTCGTTTCGCCCTAGCCAATCAGCAGGCCGGGATGCAGGCGGGGCAGTTTAACGCCCAGCAGGCTGCGCAGTTTGCTCTCGCTAACCAGCAAGCCTCAATGCAGGCCAACCTCGCCAATCAGGCGTTGCTTGGTCAGTATGGACTTTCCAATCAGTCGGCGGCTAACCAGTTTGGTTTGGCGAATATGCAAGCCGCTCAGGAGGCTGCTCAGTTTGGTGCGGGTGCTGCGAATCAGGCTACGCTGGCTAACCAGCAGGCGTTTCTCCAGCAGGCTGCTGCCAACCAGCAGGCTCAGCAGCAGATGGCTCTGGCTAACATCGAGGCCCAGAATGCTGCGGCGCAATTTGGTGCTGGTGCCGCCAATCAGGGAAGACTGTCCAATCAGGACGTGGCTATGCGTGCTGCTCTGGCTAACCAAGCCGCGCAGAATCAAGTGGGCCTGTTTAACGCTGAGCAGCTTACCAATATGGGGCTTGCAAATCGAGCCTTCCAAGCCTCCCAACAGCAGCAGAATATTGCTAACCTTGGTATGCTTGGTCAGGCGCAGCAGGGAGAAATGGCTGCCAATCGTGCCTATCAGAGCCAGTTGGTTGGCCTTTACGGCGCAGCCTTTGACCCCATGAGCGTTGTCCTTGGTCGTCCGTCCGGTGCGCTGGGCGTGGGCCAGAATCAGCAGGGCTTGGCTACGGGCATGATGCAGAGCATGGGCGGTCAGGTGTTTGACCCGAACGCTGGTGTTAACCTCGCCCTCCAACAGAACGCCAACCTCGGCAACTATCAGGCGGCTACCTACGGTGCTCGCGCTGCGGCTCAGGGTGCGATTACTGCCGCTAAATATCAAGCTGGAGGAAACATCCTTAGCTCAATTATTGGATGCTGGGTAGCCCGCGAAGTGTATGGCGAAACCAATCCGCGCTGGATGATGTTCCGTGAATGGCTCGTAATGAAGTCGCCGTCTTGGTTCAAGAAGCTCTACTTCAAGCATGGCGAGGGCTTTGCTGCGTGGCTCAAGAACAAGCCGCGCATTAAGAACCTAATCCGCAAGTGGATGGACTCCCGTATTAACAACTATCTCTTCTCCTAACATGGCACGCTTTGGTACAGGCATTAACGCCAGTCTTGGCGCAATCAACTACACCCCCTATATGCAGGGGTCTATGGCTGGCAGTCAGGCCATTGCACAGGGCATTGCCAGTCTAGGTCAGGCTGCTGGCAGCGCAATTCGCGACTACAAGCAGAAGAAGGAAGAGGAGAAGAAGATTGGCGAGACGATTGGCTTCCTTGAAACCAACTTCAAGAAAGACCCCGGCACTTACGCCATGTTTGATGATGGGTCTGGAAACTTTGATCGTGATGCAGCTAATGCCGCCGTTCGCTCCGTTGGTCCAAACGGCGTAATGACGTTTATCAACTTCTCGCAGGCTGCGCAGGCCAATCGTGATATTAAAGCTGAGAAGGACGCCGAGAAGGCTCGTCGCAAGGCTGTTGATAGCCTGTTGGGCATTTCTGATCCCGTGGCTCAGCAAACCGCCCTTGCCGCCGCTACGGATGATGTTCGCGCCGCCTTCCAGCAAGAGAACCTCAAGCGTCAATCAATGCAGGCTCAAATTGAGGATGCACGCTCTCAGGCCACCCTACGCGATACGCAGGCATTGGCCTTGGCTCAGGAGATGCAAACGCCCAAGATGCCAACGGCTCCTGTTGGTTATGAGTATACGCGGTCTGGTGCGCTTCGCCCCATTGAAGGTGGCCCAGCTGCTGCTGCGGCTGAAGAAAAGAAGGCTGCGGCTGAGGAAAAACAGAGGGCGTTTAATGAACGCCTTCGCACCCAGCAAATCAAACTGGAGTCAACGCTTGGAAATATTGACCAAGCAATTGCTCTTTCTAACGCTGGTGCTGGCGGAACATTTGAGGGTCTCCCATATGTTAACCCAGCTATGCGGGCTCTCTCTTTGGGAACCGTAGGATCTGATACGGCAGCTCTTTCTACGCTTATTGACTCCATCAAGGCTGGTGTTGCTATTGATGAAATTGAAGCACTAAAGGCTCTTTCGCCAACTGGATCTACGGGTTTTGGTAACCTTACCGAAGGCGAACGTCAGGCACTTTCTTCAACGATTGTTACACTTGATCCGTCTCTCTCTGAGTCGGTTCTCCGCGACCGCCTTGTTAAGCTGCGCGAAACGCTTCTTAAGCTGCGCGGCGGCAATGTTAAACGCAATAATACCGGAGAACCAATCTCTCCGTATAATGAAGAAACCGATGGTGTGGTTTTCCGTCGCAATCGCGGTTGATTCTTAAAATGCCGACCTACGAAGAATTTATCCAAGCGGCACGCAACGCCCGTAAGCGTGGTGCTGTTGATGATGAAAAGCGTCTGCTTGAGCTTGCCGCTCTTGAGCGACAGGCCGCTCCTGAAATTGTTTCTGGAACGCCCGAGCAGATGGCTGCTGCGCGTGCTAGAAACCTACAGGTTGAGCTTGGGCTTGAACAACCTGTAGTTCCTCCGTCTGAGCAAACTACTACCCTTGGAAGCCGCGCAATCAAGAGCTTTGCCCCAAATCAAAAGGACGTAGAGCGTTTCTATGACATTGAGTATGGACAGGGCAATTGGGTTCATCTTGGAGACAATCGCTACTTGGTTAAGACTGGATCTCCTGATAGTCCTAACATCAAAGATCGCTGGGTAGTAGATAATCCCGCTGGTCTTGATGCTGGAGATGTTGCTGCTCTTGCTGGACAGACCCCGCAGTTGATTGCTGGTGCAACGTCTGCTTTGGCTATGACTCCCGGCCCCGCTGGAAACCTTGCAAAGCTGGCAAAGCTATCTGGTGCTAGTGCCGCCGCCTCCCAGCTTACTGGTGCTGTGCAGGATGTCTTGTTCCGTTTTGCTACGGACCAGAATATCGATCCATCTGAGATTGCTGCGCGCCGCGCACCCCAGTTGGCTGCTGAGTTTGCTGGTGGCGTTATGCTCCCCGTGGTGGCCGGGAAAGTGGCCGAAAAGGCTGCTTCTCGTTCTGCGATTGCTAAGGAATACAAGGCAATTGAGGCGGAAGGCCGTCAGGCTGTAAAAACGCTTCAACAGGCTGGTATTAATCCGGTGAACTCCGCTGAACTTGGTCAGGCGATTCGTGAGTCCACCACCAATCCTGCTGCTCAGCGTGCTAAGGCTGTTGGCGACTACATTGCTAATGCGGTGTCTGATGCGGATCGCCAAATTCGCGCTACCACTCAAAAGGCTTTGGGGCGTGCTTCGCAGGCTATTGATGCTCAGGCAATGCAGGTTATTGATGCCGCTGCCCCACAGATTAATCTTCAGCCAAGTGAGATTGTTTCAGCATCCTTGGCCGGAGCGTCGAAGCGCATTATTGATGACCGCACCAATCTTCAGACGGTGTTTGATGCTGCGATGAATGAAATTGATGCAGCCGCCAAACAATCTGGTGCTGGCAAGTTTTTCGTTTCACTCAACAATACCAAGAAGGCAATTGCGGATCTAAAATCAACACCTCTGCGTGGAATTGATCCGGCAACTGGTGAGTTGGCTCAAATTGATACAACGCCTACTATTAGAGGCATCGTTGCTGATCTTGAGCAAGCTGCTGGAACCACTCAACAGTTGCAGGCTGTTCGCAATATCCGTTCCCGTCTTGGTGAGTTTATTGGTGGCAAGGCGGACTTGTTCCCCGGCTTGGATGTTGGTGCAGCAAAGAAACTCTATGGAGCACTGTCGCAGGACATGGATAGCTCTATTTCAAAGCTGACTGGCAAGGGCGGCGATTTGATGCGCCAGTACAACTCTGAGTACAAGAAACTAGCCGAACTTGCTGAAACCAATAAGTTTGGTGCAGATATTGTTTCTGGCAATTTCAACAACCCTAGCGACTTCGTAGATGTTTTGATGCAGGGCAAGAAAACAGACTGGGATGTTGCCCAGCAGCTTATTCCACCGAAGACATTCAATCAGGTACGCCGCGTTGTGCTGGACACCATGATTGGCGACTCTGCTAAAAAGGTTGCTGGTCAGGACGTTATCAACGTCGCTGGGTTGGTTCGCCGCATGGACTCCATGAAGGACGCAGGCGTGCGCGATCAACTCTTTGGTGGGCCAAACGGAGTTAATGCCCTTCGTCGTTTTGCTGAGCGTCAAGATGCCCTACAGCGTGTTGGCGGTCTATTTACCCGTCCATCTCTGCCGACGATGGATGAGTTTGATGAGGCCATCGGCATTGCCCAGCAGGCTGGACTCGATCAGGCCAATAAGTATTTCGATCAGGCTGTGTCGTTGGCTAAGAGCCGTCGCAATGGTCTTGCCGAGTCTTTGCTATCGCTCAGCCGTAACGGCAACTATACGTTCTCTGCCCGTAATCCGGAAGAGGTGCTGGATGCTGTTATTTTCAACAACGAAATCCGCCCAGCCTACATTCAGAACTTTTTGAATAGGATGCCCGCTCAGCAGCGTGCGGATCTTGGGGATATGGCCTTCCAGCGTATCTTTGAGAACTCCCGTAATGCCGTAGCATCTGGTGTTAAGGGCAACCGCGAGCGTTACGACGTAGACTCGATTGTTAAGAACGTCTTTGGCTCCAAGGAACGTGTCGATGCGATGCGCGACCTTATTGGGCAAAAGCGCATGGATATGCTTGAGGCTTGGGTAGCTTATGACACCAAGCTAAACTTGGATCTGTCTAAGCGCGGCCTCAACACCCAGCGTGCGGCTAACTTGGTGGCTACTGCTCCCTATCCGAATCTGTTTGCTGCCCGCGCCACCTCGATGGCTCTTGAGTCAATTGCCGGAATGAACTTCATCAAGAAGGCCAATCCTGCAAATATTGTCGCGTTCCCGCAGGCGCGTGCTGCGTTGATGCTTCCCACGAAGACCAACGCAGACATCGCGATTATTCAGCAGGCCATCAATATGGGCGGCAGAGACCTGTTTAACGACTACAATACGATGATGGACGAGCTTAATGACGACCAGCAAGCTGCCGTCAATAAGTACCTGTTCAATCCGCCGTATTAATTCAAAGCGCGGCCATTAACGATCCGGTAGTTGTGGACGTGAAACTCGTCCCCATCTAGGTGGATGATGGCTGCACCGTGATTGTAGCTGTTATACGGGGAGTAGGCGGGGTGGAGGTCCGATAGGCACCCCACGCTCCAAGTGGTCGTTATAGAGCCGTCTAGGGCCGTTTCCGTGTGCTCTGACGTGCGATGGTGATGGCCCACCATACAGCTCTGCTTGGCCTTAAGGTAGGCTCCGCGAGCAGGGTTCACCGGGGGCGCGAAGCCCTTGAAGAACTCATGCCCGTGCATCACGGCCAGCCCACCCACCATGATGATGCGCTTATCCGTGACATATTCGATGTCGTGCTCGTCAAAGGCCAAGAGGTTCTCCAGCGCGAACTCATCCAGATGAAAGATTTCGGGAGCCTTGGTCATCATGTAGGTCTTGAACCTATCCTCATGGTTGCCGTCGCGCCAGACGATGCGGGCATCAGGGAACCGCTCACGGAGATAGGCCAATAGCTCGTTGGTGGTATCCCGCTCCTGCTTGAAGTTGCGGGCGCGAGGATCACGGACGAACGTGGACAGCGAATGGCAGTCGATGGTGTCGCCGTTGAGGATGATGCCGTCTACGTCCTCCTTGAGCGCACGTTTCACCGCGCACTCAATAGCCGCTGGGGTGTGGTAGGGAACGTGGATGTCAGACAGGATAGCCACCTTCTCCACGCCATCCATGATGAAGGGCGTGAACTCACGGGTGACGGATGCTGGGATTTGGCGCACAGGTGTAGTTGGTTCAGTTAATCCACGGACTTCACGACAACGCTTTCCCAGCGCACCCCGGCGATAGCGTATCGCCACGTAGGCAGCATCGAAAGTGGGCCAAAGGAGCGAGTGCTCCTTGTACATCATGCGAGCCAGTTGGCGGCTCGGCAGGGTAGGATGCGCGGCGAGGTACTCCTCAACTACGGCAGCAACATCAGGATTGTTGGGCATGGACACTCAGGATAGCACGGTCGATTGCTGCGCGTAGTGAAGGTCCATCGGTAATCATCAAGTGCTCTTCGCTCTCATCCATGTAGACAATCTTGAACGTGGGATCGCCGTCACCGTTAATGGTGAAGGCAATCTCGATGACGTATTGCTCAATCCAGTTTACTCTGCTTTCGTCCTCTGGCTGGTCTAGTTTTGGGATCATGGGTTATGTTTTTATGGCAGGGCTTACATATCACCTGCAAATCTTTTGCCTCGCAGAACAAGCGTTCCACAAAGCCGGGGAGATCGGAGTAGCTCTTGAGTGAGCCGCACTCCACGACGTGATGCACTTGGGTGTTCTT